AAAGAAGAAGATATGCCATTAGCACACGCACTAACTGGCGAAGATGATGTATTATTAGAAACTATATAAGTAGCCACACCCTAATCTTTATATATGGCCGTTAAAAAGAGAAAGTATAATAACCGTAGGGCTAAATCTCAAGACGATAATATTGATTGGGCTGAGAGAAATAGAGATTATGTCAGACCATTTGCTAGAGGGGCAAGACAGAAGACAGCCTCAAGGTCATTTAATTCAGGTTTATGGCGTAAGCCGTTTCAAAATGTAGGACAAGGTATAGGTGCTTTTGGACTACAGATATTTGCCCCGGTTGACCCATATCCAATTACAGAACGTAGAGAGTTTAGAAGTGCAGTAGATAACCCCTATGTCTATCGTGCTATGAGGATACAAACAACATTCGTAGCAGGGCAGGGGTATACTACTAAGATGGTCCCAAGAGAAGAAGAAGAACTGTCTGACGAACAACAAGCAGTATGGGAGAAGACTAAGACGTTTTATGTACCATATTGGGATAAAGAAATGACACCAGAACAACTTAAAGATAAAATAGATAAAATGGCCGTTGATATGGATTTAGCAGATGCTATGTTTAATGCATACTTCTTAGCATTAGAACAAGGTAGATGTGCATTAGCATTATTACCATTACAACGAGAAGAATTAGCCAATGGTGAAAAGGGTGACTTTGCTTTACCAGAGAAGATTGCACTAATTAGACCAGAGTATACATTAAGACCTATTCTTGATTTTGAAGTAGGTGAACTCATAGGTATAGAAGTAATCGGTGTACGTTCAGAGAATAGAGATAACATATTAGAATCTGATAGATTGATATATATTGAAAATGGATTTAATAACGAATTATTCTCAGACCACTATGGAGATTCCAAGGTAGCACGTATATCTGATATTGCAAACACTCTTAATATTATACTTAACCAAGATTATGAACGAGGGGCAGAGCATACATGGCATCAGCCTAAAGTATTCAGTGTACCTATTCACCCACAAGATGCAGGTGATGAAGATAATGTACTCAATGATTTCCTTAGACGTAATAGTAATAGCAAGGGCCAAGATATAGCAGTAACCGGGCCAAGTAAGAAAGATGAACCCGGGGTAACATTACTATCAGCAAATACTAATTCTGGTGATATAGCATCTCTTGAGGTAATGAGGACTGGATTAATCAAGGCCATTATTACAGCATTTGGTATACCGGGCTTTATGCTATCCGAAGGTGATGTGGGTAAGTTGGGTGGTAATGCTAATATAGAAGAAGTTGATATGTACTTAAATACTGAGATTAGACCAGAGGCATTGAAACTAGAACATATTATAGAAAAACAGTATTATGATAGGTTATTATGTATATTATTCAAAGTAGCAGCAGAGAAGGATTTACCAGTTAAAATGATTCATAAGTATAACAAGCCAAAGATACAGACTCTATTAACACCAGAGATGGTAGAGGTAATGGGTCAATTAGGTGCAGCAGGTCTAATAGATGAATCAGGTATGAGAGATATACTAGGATTAGAAGAACTCAAGAAAGACTCCTTATCTAAAGGTGGTGATACTAGCCCGGGTAGAAGTACATGGATACAAAACCCTAGTGGCCTAAGATATAATATAGATACATCTCGAGGATGGAATATACCTAGAGGGGATGCTTGGAATGTTAATGTACCTAACAAATGGAACCCCGAAGGTACTACCCCCGGGGCAGCAGTTATGCCTAAAGGATGGTCCCAAGTGGATGAGAGTACATGGTTTGACCAAAACAAACAATTATGGAAGAAACAAAAGACTCATATAATGGGTGATAACCCTATAGGTGATTGGTAATGGATGCAGACGATAGGATGCTATGGGAGAGGACCTTCAAGAAATGGGATACATTTGAATATAGCCTTAAAGACCTATGTAAACGTACTGGTAATATAGAGATACAATTAACTACTCATTTAAAGAAACAAGAGCAAAGGGCAGCACGTAAAGAAAAAGTCTTTTACAGTGTAATTGCAATAATAGGAGTTGGGTTTGGCATCTTCAACGTTATGTCCTAAGTGTAGTTATCCAATGATAGAACTACAAGCATGTCACTTACAATGTAGAAGATGTGGGGCACAACTCGATTGTTCAGATAAAGGGAGTTATTGGTAATGTACGTTTGTGATAATTGTAAGACAGATAAAAACGTACACCGTGATATAACATTTGGTTTTCCTACATGTGACCCTTTACCCGGTAGACCTGATACGGCTGTAATGTCCTTCTATGGAATACATGGTGATTATTGTGAAACGTGTTTAAAGAAATATTTAAAAGCAATAGACTATGAGCCTAAGAGTGCCCATGAATTATCAGAAGAAGAAAAAAGAGAAGGAAAGTAGACTATTCGTTCTTTACGGTAAAGTGAACATTATTACAACCTCGTTTATTTAATTCTTGTACTAACGCTAAGGCCATTTTTATATCTACAATTTGATTCTTAGTTTCTGTCCATGTAAGATTTAAGAGCATAGAACCTCTAACGTTGAAGGAGTATTTAATTGTTTGGCTGTGAATATTACTCACGATACTTTTGGAAAGTTAATATAGAGCCATGCAGGGTTCTTATGCATGGCAGATATACCAATTTTGCTAGTAATCGCAGCCGTAGCAGGGGCAGGACTAAACGTAGTCAGGGGAAAGACCTCAGACCCTAATAGCACATGGAGTGCTAAAAAGATAGTCGGTGGATTAATAGCAGCAACATTAGGTGCATTAGCCGTAGTTTCAACGATAGACGTAAGTAATATCGGTGGGCCAGTAGCCTTAATCATTCTAGGTCTATTGACCGGTTTCAGCGTAGACTTTACGGTTAGTAAACTAAAGAAGTAGGTTCAAGAGCACATCCTAACCTTTATATAAAACTCTTACCTTTTTTATATCATGAAGGGACCACTATGTAGACTTGAGAAGACTGACGAAGGGTTTATATATCAAGCAGCAAGGATTGATAGGATAGGTAAGTTAATACCTAAAGATGGTAAAATCTATAGAATATTACTTGAAACAGATAATCCCGATATTAACAGTATAACTACAGAACTAAAGATTATAAGACAAGCAGTTTTAGAATATAGTAAAAGACTACCTTATAGTATTAAAGTATATAGTGAATTAAAGTTTCCTTTAAATACAGTTGATGTAGATGTTAATGTTAAATTTATAGAACCTGACCAATACATGACAGATAATACATTGGCTTATGCAGGATACCCATTCGGTAGTTTAAGAGGTCAAATAAGATTTAATAATAAATTTATCTGGTTAGACGGTTATCCAATAAACGGTAAAAAGGCATTAAAATTAGGTATAGTAGATATGGCTGACCCTAACTCATCACTTGGGACCTATAATATAAGACAGACATTCAAACATGAATTTGGCCATAGTCTAGGATTAGAACATAATGCAATAGATGCAGGTGCAGTTATGCAGCCAATGTATGATTTCGAGAATACCATGCTAGGACCAACAAGCGAAGAAGTATTAAAAGAGAAATATGGATTAAGAAGTCTATCTTCTAGATGGCTATGGTATATCACCCATGTCATGCAAAGAAGGATTAGGTATTGAGAATATTAATTGTTGTTATATCCTGTGCCCTTCTCCTTAGCATCATTGGTGGACTGGCTCTTAGCGAAGTTGTCACTCCTTATACAATAATAGAAGATGGGTCATGGGGGTACTATGTAGATTACTGTACTCAGATACAGACCTATGATATAATGGCAAATGATACGGTTGTAGGCACAGGCCAGTATTTCAAATATTGTAACATTTAAATAAGGGGTATGTAGATGGTATTACGTGGGTATAAAAAATAAACAAACTATAGTAAGAAAAACTAAAGCAACAAGTACAGTTAAATCTAATGAAACAGTCAAACCTTTAAAAGAGATGCCATTACAACGAAGACAGGAAATCTTCGGAAAAACACTCCAAGCACGGAGAGAGTCTTTAGGTGCTTTAAAGGCCCAATTAGCGAATTACCAGAAAGCAGTAGGTTCTCTCTTAGAAATTGATGATGCACTCCTAAACATGCTAGGCCAAGATAACCCCTTAACTAAGTAACTTTAAAACCTTATATACTAATGAGGCCCATATCTACTATATGGTAGCAACAGTTATTATACTAAGAAAAACCGGTGCAGGACCCACCACAGATAATATTACCTCTATTAATACTAGAGCAAATGCCCTAGATTCTCACACCACAGCAGATACAGCAAACCCTATACAGATTCCTACAGATGCCTCTACTAATTATTCATTTTGGGTAGTTACCCGATTACAATCAACTGTAGCCCCTGATACCCTGATAGATAATATCGAATGGTTTTCAGACGGTTCAAATGGATTTGGAACTGGTGTAGCAACATTAGGTGAATCTGGTACTGATTATACCCAAGCAACGGGTACAGCCGGTGAAACTGGTGATGAACTCACAACTGGCTCATATACGTCATTAGCAACTGACCCTACAGATGTATTTGCATTTACAAGTGCAGCCCCTAACGCAATAGCAGGCACAACGTCTGGTACTGGTGAATTTGGTGACCACATGATTTATCAACAAAACGTAACCTCAGATGCAAGCCCGGGTACAACGCCAACAGAAACATGGACATGGCGTTTCGATGAAACATAAGTTTATATAGGGTTTTAAGTAAATAGCAATACTATGGTTTCATGGGTTGCATGTTATAAGAATGGCACTACTATAGCCCAAGGTAAAGACGGTGGGTATGAAAAACTAGATAGAGATAATTTAGAAGCCTTCGTTCTCCTGTTTGAAGACAAGCCAATTTTTAGTTAGATGAAGACAGAGGATTAATATGGAGATTAAGACGAGAGTTAATACCCGGGGGTGGTGAGATACGTACCCACTTAGCAGGATGGCGACAAAATGTATCAGGTAAGGTAATACAATCACTGGCCTTTATCTATGAACAATACAGCCCAAAGACTAAGAAGGAGATTTTTCCGGTAATACACCTAGCAGGTAAATTCGATAGACAACGTAATAGATTCATGAATGACCCTAAGTTTAGGGCCTTTGAGGTATTCAAGGGTGAAACATATTGGGTACAGAAAAAGTTACATAGGTCCCGTGTGGTAGATGGTAAAACAGAAGAATGGGATGATTACGTGTCTGAACCACGAATAAAAGAATAAATAGTTACATACCTCATATATATACTATGAGGCTAATACAATGGCATTACAGACCAAAGCAGGTTCTTTCGTATTAAATACAGGCACAGGTAACCAGACTATATCCGGTGTAGGATTTCAACCAGAGGCTATCTTATTCTTTGCAGTAGCAGCAACCTCAGAGGGTACGAGTGCAGTAGATGCTAGATTTAGTTACGGAATGACAGATGGCACTAATGATAGGTGTGCTACTGCTATGGCTGAGGATGGAGTATCATCACATACAGAAAGATTCCAAAATATTACTAATGTTATTATCCTATTAAATCCTGCAACTGCTGTATCAGATGTTTTAGCATCTCATGTTTCAATGAACTCAGATGGGTTTATAATTAATGTAGGTACTAATACAAACTCTGAGGCAATTTTAGTAAAATACTTTGCATTAGCAGGATTAACTAATGTTGTAGTAGGTTCTGTTAATGTAGATTTAAGCCCGGTTACAGGGTTAGGTTTTCAGCCTAATCTTTTAATGGTTCAATGTGCAGGCCAAGCAGGTGGAACTATAGGGTCAATGCATGCACTATCAAGTTCTTTTGGTGTTGCTGAACGGTTCAGTGGTTCTACTCGACAATGGAGAAACGTAATGTTTATGGGAGAAGATGATAGAAATGCAATTAGCAGTACGGTTGTCAGTGACGGTTTTACAGGTCAGGTGTATAATGGTACTCTTAATTGGGTTTTATCATTAACTACTTTTGATACAGGTGGCTTTACATGGACCGGAACAGACGGTGTTGATAACATGACGTATATGGCTATTGAATTACCAACTGGTATAGAAGCATTTGCAGCAGTACAAGCAAAAGTAACTGGTGGTGCACCTGCAACACAAACATTACCTAACTCAACCTTTACACCACAATCTTATTTTCTATGTAACGGGCATGATACAGTAGATGGTACACCTACACAACAAGATGCTTTAATGAGTGTAGGGGCATATTCTCAACCGGGTACTCCTAGTCAATTTAATATATCTGTAGCAACAGAAGAAGCAGCAGGTTCACAAGCAGACTGTAGGGCAGATGCAACTAACGTAGTAATTGAAACTGCTGTAGGTGGTGGTACTGTAGCAGAGGCCGTACCTCAAACAATAAATGATTCAACACCAGATATTATATGGGACCCTAATACTGGTACTGCTGATTTCCTAGGGTATCTTGCATTTGAAGAAGATGGACCTACAGTAGTTACAGAAGACCACACTACAGACTCACATCTATTTGCTGTTAGAACATTAACACATACAACCGATTCATTACTTAGAGCAACACAGACACTTACACATACAACAGATTCTTTCCTAAAGAAAACTAATACTCTTACTCATACAACCGACTCATTATTAAGAGCACAACAGACTTTAGTACATACCACTAATTCATTCCTTACTGCTACATTTACTCTAGCCCATACTACGGACTCACTCCTTAGAGCACAGCAAACTCTAACACATAC